GGAACTTCGCCAGCAGAGTCTCTTCGTCTTTGCAGTGATAGTATATCACATTGTCTTTGTGGGGCTTGAAGTCTCTCAGACCAAACACATGTTTGCGCCCACGCCAAGAAATAGTGATGGCTGTAATCGGCTTGTCTGCAGTTGCAATGTCTGGGAATCCTCCAGCAGAGGAAACCTCGATGTCGATAAACACTGTTCTGATCAGAGAAGGATCATAGGATATCTGGGACTTGTATCTGTCGTTGATATAAGCGTAGATAAAATCAGTGAAGCCATAGATTTCCATACCAGCAACATCTTCATATTGCTTCAGGAATTCTCTGGCTTCAGACATCGAATCAAATTCAATCTTGGAGACAGATTTGCCTTCAATGGTCTTGAATTTATCCTCTGTTTGAGAGGGTATGAAAAGATATGGCTGGTATTTAACCTTTCGGTTGAAACGATTTCCGTTGGAGTCGAATCCTCTCACGAGAAGATCGTTACCCTTTCTAGAAACGTTTGTGTAAAAACTTCCCATGCTGATACTCCATCGACCAACAAATACTATACCGCGTATTCAATGATTTGTAAAGCGTTTTCAAGAAAAAATCAACTCAACTCCAGCTTCTTTGAACATCAGTTGGGTTATTTTCCAATTATAGATATCCGTGTCCCAGTTATAATTTTCCGCTAAGTCATTTTGGATTAGCATTGGGGCGACGATCACTCTTTTTATTCCTCTTTGAATAATGGATTTTGCACAATCACTACAAGGCATCAAGGTAACAAACATAGTTGTGCCTTCGGCTGAGATTGGGCAATTATCTAAGGCGTTTCTTTCAGCATGAGAAACCATTTTGTATTTGGTTTGCCTATCAGCATATCTTTCCTCATCATCATCAACGCCTCTAGGAAATCCGTTATATCCAACACCGATGATTCTTTTCTTATCATCAACGATCACAGCACCAACTTTTGTGCTTGGGTCTTTTGACCAATGAGAAATTGTTCTGGACAGATCCATAAATCTGTCAACCCATTTTTTATTGAACATTATATAATCCTGTCGATTTTAAAACAATACCATCTATTTCAATATAATCAGACAGACTATACCAAACTTGTGGAATTTTTTTGGGATCTATATTTCTATCTACTATTGCTAATCGTTTTTTGTTTTTGAATGCGTCAGTCAAAGCATCAACAGCAGCAATGCCGTAGTTATTTTCTACTCTTTTATCAAAAATCTCTTTGAGCGTGTAGCAAACATAAGGAGTCGCCGCTTTTTTCTTCAGAGATTTCTGGAGCGTCCTCTGTGGTTTGGCAGATACAGCTTTCTTTTTTGGTTTTTTCGATTTCATCAATTTTTTCCATAATTACAACAAAAGCTTTTAACACATCAACTTGGGAAATTTGTTTGTTTTGTTCGTAACATCTTAGGATGTATGATTTTACTTTATCAAACTCACTCAAAGATCTTCCTCCTCGTTCATTGATTGTTTCCAGAGCCGATACAGCCCAACTTCTCTTCCATAAGCTTCGATTTCCCATGGAGAGTCGTAATATCCTTCCTCGCTGTCTTCATACTTACTGCTGGAGTATATTTTGCCTTCCCAGAGAGTACCAGTCACCCTTTTTCCAGATGAAGTTTTTTTCGTCACGATATGCCTATTCATTTGTCCAGTAGCAAATTGCTTAACGTGGACAAGCTCGTGGGCTAGGGTTCTGTATACGTTTCCTTGTAGTGGATCTATTTTTGGTTGATGCACACAAGTGATTTCATATTCATCTCTTCCAGTTTTGATATTTTTTCCTAGAGGATTGCAGAATCCATAAGTTTCAGCTTTCGCTTTGCTTTTGATATTTATGAAAACAGTCAGATTTTTTTGTTTAGTCTTGTTGAGCAGTTTGGACAAACAGAATTTAGCGCAACTTCTTATTCTGTCTCTAATACGTTTAGATTTTACGCCTCTTACGTATATAAGCATCCAATTCTCCTACGCCATAACATACTTAGTTAAATTGAAGAGTAGAAAATATGATCTTCAATTTCCGCAGTCTTTCTTAGATTTTGCCAATCTGGCGTTACATAATTTGCATGATAAAAAAGAGCTCCATTTGTATAATTGGTTTTTTGTTCTAAGGATTTGATGGCGATCTGTTTAGCCTTTATGATCGCTCTTTTGTCTCTCATTTTGTCCGATTTCCCATCACAGTACCAAGAGAATTGACATCCCCTTTCGTTTTTTTGTTGAACAATCTCGCAAATATTTTCTGGAAAATCTGGATTCTCTGCTCTATTCAGAACAACTTCTGCCACGGCATATTGTCCCTCTGTTGATTGATTTCTGGCCTCGAAATAAATGTTTCTGGTCAAACAATCGATTTCTTCCTCTCGTATTTCTTCTTCAAGAGTTTTTTGAGAGGTATAAATAACAGTTTCCAAAACTGGATTAGGTTCTGAATATTTTTCAAAAGTTAGTTGATCTACGGTGAATATTCCACCTAAAATTATAACAAGAACTTTGAACATGTTCTTTTTCCTTTTTATAGCTAATATGATTGTACCTCGCTTTTCTTAGAAAGTAAAGCTAAAAATACAAATAATTTCAATAATTTATGAGGAAATGAAAGCGGCAGCCTAAGCTGCCGCTGTTTTATTTCATTTTATTTACTATTAGAGATAAGCAGCAGAGAGTCGAGCTTTAACAAGCTCTGCTACTTTTGCTTCCGTCAAACCGAAATGGTTGAGGGCGTCTGGGACGTTTTGACGAAGATAAACGAGAACAGTTGAAACAATTTGATTGTCAACGTCAACAGTGATTTTCTGCTCGGCAATTTTAGTTTTGGCTAGAAGAATACCGTTTGCGAGGGCTTTTTCTAGGTAGCCTCTGACGATGTCATCTGAAACAAGTCCATCAAGTTTAATTTTTTGTAGAAACATTTTCACAAGTGGGGGAACTAGTGCGAGAACAGCAGCTGAAGCTGCAGCCATAAGAAGATTGAAAAGTGGTTCTAGAAAAGTTAAAAGGTCGAATGACATATTTTGCTCCTATCTTATACCTGTATATTTATAAAACGATTATGTGTAGAAAGCTGGGTTTCTGTTTTTCGTTCCAATATTAGTAGACTGATAATGTATATCCATATGGTGTACGAACGGCAAAACACTCATGGTGTTTGTCAAAAGTTTAGCTCTAATTATAATTATACCATCTGTCTCAAGATCTTGAGTTACCAGAAGTTGGCCTGATCCGAGTGAAACTCCATTAGGAGAAGAAAGTTGTGTTTCAGAAACCATATGAGTATAAGAATTGATATATGCATTTGACACAGTAACAGTTACGTTGTTAGAAAACTGCATTTGACCAAACCCCTTAGAGTAAGAAGCTTCTATTTCAAAGGTTGGAGATCCAGCTGATGAAGCGGCGTTTGTTGACCAATGCACATGAATAAAGATATTGGAGTTTGGTACATAGTCATGCGGCAGATGATAAACACCAAAAACATGATCGTCTACAGCAAACTGATATTGTTTAATGTTGCCCTTGTAGATGTTAAAATCTGGTTTTGTTGCCCCACCAGCTTCATCAACACGAATTTCCCCCAAAAGATCAAAGAAAGGATAAGAGGGTTGAAACACATCAACCTTCATTCCCTTTGCAGTATTAGAAGAAAGAATTAAAGAGTTTGCTGTAACTGTAATATCTGTTCCATTCCAACCAAGTTCATCAAAAACTTCGTTGATCTGTTGGAGCATTCGGGTATAGTGGAGATTGGTATTTGCCATTATTTTTGTTTCTCCGCTTTAATTACTTTCTCGATAGAGTTTTTAAATTTGTCTATCTCCCAGTCTAATCCCACTGACACGCGAGACCAAGTTGGATATTTAGCCCAAACTCTTCCAACAACAAGAACGCCGAATTTAGCCATTTGTTTTTGAAAATTTTCTGCATTCATTTTGGTATTGAAATAAACAAAACATGCCTGGGGATCAGCCGCCATTTCTAAACCCAAATTTTTAACTATATCATAAATTGAATTTCTGGCTTTTTTAAATTTGTTCTTTGCGTCAGGTAAAAATTTCTGATCTTCCATGCTCGCTAAAGCCGCATACAACCCCAAAGAGTTGGTAAAACCTGGTCCGGGAAGAATTTTATTCAATTTATACATTAAATTGGGACTAGCTGCAGCATAACCAATTCTTTGTCCAGCCAGTCCATAAATTTTGGAAAACGTTCGAGTTACCATAACATTATCGAATTTCTCGACCATATCTATTACGGTGTTTTTCTCCCAGTTATCTACCATATGTATATAGGCTTCGTCGATTAAACATGGAGTATATTTTGATACTCGTGCTATAAAATCTCTCAATTGTGCTATGTTAACTTTATTACCTGTTGGGTTGTTGGGATTACAAATATATATTCCAGTGGTTTGTTTATTTATTTTGTTTTCTATGGCTGTTAAATTTATAGACAAATCTTTGTTCATATCAACGCCAGTTATCAAAGCTCCATATTTTTTAGATTCTGTGACTACTGATTCGTAGGTAGTATTTGGAACAATAAGCTGTCCTTGCCCGTCTTTGGCGATCATCTGTCCAAAAACTCTTAATAATGGATCAGATCCATTAGAAACAGTTATCAGTTTTGAAGGAATTTTATCTTTTTTCGATATTTCTTCTTGAAATGTTTTTTCTATTTCATCAGTATATCTTGAAACTTTTGGTATATTATCTATAATAGATTTAATCGCAAGCTTGGAGGGACCAAACGGACTTTCGTTTTCATCAAGTTTGGCTTTTTGCTCCGCCGATGGGGGAGTTTTTGCGTTGAGAACGTCAATTATAGCTTCCATCAGAGACATTTAATACGTTTCCACATTTACTATGCCTCTATTTATAATATTAAACTTTGTCTTATTTTGTGGTTTCAATTTTAACCAGTTTTGTATAATATTTTGGATCTTCCCCCAAATGATCTAAAGCAATTTCTCGTGCAACTTTTTTATCAGTGGTGTGCTCTTTCTCAACATCAATACCTATTTCTAATTGTCTAAAAACAGTATCTAGAGGAACTTTATGTTTTGTTGCTATACTTTCAGGAGAAAGAGTCTTTTTGTCTAGAATATGTTTCACTTTTTCTAATAAAGTCATAGGGGATCCCCATAAAACGGCCACACCCTATTTATAAATCAAATTCTTTGCCTGTGATGACAAAAATTGAAGCTTTGTACATATAATACAAAATTGATGCAGTTACAACGAGAAAAAGAGACAAGAAAACAACAATCAATATGCCAAGAAGAAGGATCCCGAAATATGTAAAATCTCTTACAACAAAAGAATAAATGAACAGACCAAAGAAAAGCAAAAGCCCAGAAAGTTGGAAAAAAGTAGAAATGCGTTCTTTAATGTTGTCGCTCATTTGTGCCACCCTCCATAAATGCAATGAGTCAGTTCGTGACCCATATGTTCTGGCATATAACGTTTTGCTGGTCTAATTATATGTATTGTGCAGGTATTTTTGTTTGGATCAATTACAGCAAAAGCATGAACATCACCATGAGCGACGCCATATTTTTGTATACCTTTTACAAGTTCATTACGAGTATTATATTCTTCTATAATAACTCGAAAGTCTTTTCTTACGGCAGGCGGGCTGCCTTTAAAAACATAACCATCTGATGCTACTGGTTGTGCTATTGCAGGAGTGGCCATTAGCAAGGAGAACAATATTTGTTTAAGCATTTCTTTCTTTCGCATTTATGGTGCCCACTATCCGAATCGAACGGATGACCTTCTGCTTACAAGGCAGACGCTGCTACCGACTGAGCTAAGTGGGCGTATTGATCAATTGATAAAATATTTTTCTAGGACTTCTAACTTGTCTTGATATTCACTAATTTTTGCTAATTCAAGTTCCATGGCAGCAGTATAATCAGTATGTTCGTGAATTGCCATAGGGTTCGCGAGCATGATTTCGATATTTACTATACGTTTGTCGATTTCTGCTTCGAAATATTTCTTCAAAGAATATACGATTTTATCTCTCATAATTAGGTCTTCCCCTCATATTTATCAATAACTTTTTGCAACGCCTGTTGTATAAACTCGTCAATAGAAATTCCTCTCAAAGCGGAAGCAGTTTTTATATACTCATAATCTTCTTCTGATAATTCCAGTTGTATCTCAGTCATGTTTTCTACAGAATGTTTGGGTTCGGACTCTTGCATCTATTTTTCTCTCAGTAGCCTAGCGGGTCAGCCCGCTTCCTTAGCATGTTTTACGCATAGAGTTTTATGCCAGCCATTAGTATACAGTTGACCAGGATCTCCACACTCCTCACATGTCCGCTCACTCATAAGTTCAGCCATGGTAACTATACCCGTAATGTGATCGTCCCCGCCTGTGTAATAAAAACGAAGACCACCAAACTTTTCTTTAACTTGTGTTGCCACTACTTGAGGAATAACTTCAGTTAGTTTTCTGGGTTCTCTGTTATAATAGGCTGGCCAGTCTTGAAAGTTTGAAGCAATAGCCTGTTCAAGATCTTTGTTAAATTTAATGTCATACTCTCTTGCTTTTACAGAGTAATTAATGTGACTTTGAATAGCAAAACACATTATATCGATAATGTTGTACCAGCCGTCGCCACAGTCAAATCCCCAACACATTGCTGTTTGGGTCATATCTGCGTGACGGTCCGCAAATATAAGCGGATATTTTTCACAAAGTTGTTTGTCTAGTTCAGGGCTCATAATTTATGCCTTCTTGTATTGGCTCGATTTTAAACATTTTCCATCCCATATCATTAGCAGCTTTTTCTGCTTCTTGTTGGGATTCATATTTCAGTATTTCTATATCCGGATATCCATTGACAACCCACAAATAGCTACCGTCCCTACCGTCCATGGGAACTTTAATACCCCAATACAGTTTTGGAAAAACGTTTTCAATCACCATCTTTAACACTCCACCCAATTCTTGCTAGATCTTCTCTGATCTCGTCAGTTACCTCGCCTTCCTTGGTAGCGGGTCTTTCCTCAAAAACTCCCATACCAGAACAGTAATAATCTATATAATCTTCATTCGTACGCATAGAGGAAACAATGGCACCAGAGGACCTCCAGCTACAACTCCACTCTACACCTTCTTTTACAAAAACATTATTACACATAGCCGCATAGAGACTTTGTGCATAATTTTTACTAGCCCTTACCTTTCTGTAGATAAAAGAGTCTTTGATATCATTTTCCATATCAATCATATTGAAGTTCCGAATCAGTTGGTATCTTCTGGCATTGGCTTATACATCACAGTCTCCATTAAAATCCACTATGACAGTATACTGCATTGGAATCAAATAGTCAAGCGTTTTTAATTCCACAAACACTCGTAATATTTTCCAAAAAGAAGAAATCCATTGGAGATACGTTTTTGGTATGCATTACGCGCTTCTTGATCCACTTTATAAGTATGGTTAGGACCGTGTACCATCTCGTAATATTTTGGCTTCCCGTTTTCACCGATGGTTGGCTCAAAACTCCAGTCATGGATACCGGTTTCAAACTTGGCTTCCCAGTTATCGTCAAGTTTATTATGAAATGCAAAAATCATTTCATTAAGAACCCAATCCCAGCGCTTGAAATGAAGATTGTCAACTTCTCCCTCATTTGTAGCATTAGTACTACGAAGTTCTTCCGGAACATCTTCGTTATCGACATAAGGCGCCCCCTGTTTAGTTGCCTTAAGTTGCACCAACATAGGAAGAACTATGTGTGCTAGAGTATGATCCATACCCCAAGTATCCCAGCGGTCAATACGAACATACACTTTTTGCTGTCTTTTGCGGTAAACCCAAGCAAGAAACTTATACAGCAAAGTTCTGGGATGATCTTCTCCCAGCTTTTTTGGAGTGGGTAGAGTTTTCCCATGCGCCAACCAGGTACCAAAGTTATGCACCCAATCTGGAGGATCTTTGAACCCATATTCGTTTGTTACTGGTTTGGCCCAGAAGCAGAGTTTTTCTGCTAACTGATATGGGCCAAACCAGCTTGGGTGTTTTCCAATACGTACTTTCATTTGTTTACCTTCCACTCAAACTCGCCTGTTTGCGGATTATATTGAGCAGCCCCATTTTCTATGGCTTGAGATTGGAACGTTCTTTCTAAAACAGTAATAGAACTATACCATGCTACAAAAATAGCAAAAATAGCAAGCCACAAAACAATTTCTACGTTTTTCATAACGCGCCTTTACGTTTCCACACTGATCCAAAAAATACTCGCATCCAGAAACGAACCCACCAATTTGGTACGCGACCTTCAGCGGGCTCCCATGTTAAGAAAGGCGAATGTTCTCCAAACAGATGGCATATCCATCCTGAGCTAGGAGGCGATTTAATAACGTACGCACTAGATTCTGTAAAAATGTCTTTCATAGTGCAACCTCGCCTTTATCTTTAAACCCAACGTGCCCACCACGCGCTTTTATGCGCTTTAGGGCGTCTTCAAACAGTATAGGGGCATAGTCAGTATGCTCTACTGAAACACACATGTAGCGGGGATCAACCTGCTGATTGTGCATAACTTCCCTGTAGTGCAGATGCCCATGTATGTTACATCCAAAGCGTGCTAAACTCTCTGTATGCACGGGTATATGGGACAGTAGACAACCGTTCATAACATGGTAGCCACGTATGTCACGGAAGTGCTTAGCGTACTCGTCCATCTTAAAGATGTCGTGGTTGCCTTTTATAAGCACCTTGTCACCGTTAAGTTGAAAAAGTACGCGATGCATTTCTTTGGTACGCATTGCTACGTCGCCAAGAAAATACACCTTGTCATTTGGCTTCACCACAGCGTTGTAACGCTTGATAAGCTCAACGTCCATCTGCTCTGCGTTGTCAAAAGGACGCAGCTTAGTTCCGTCGTGACGCAGAAACTTACATACGCCTTCGTGTCCGAAGTGCGGGTCAGCGTAAAGAAATACAGCAGGCATTTTTATTCCAGTTCCTGTTTATTTCACGTATATTCTTTTTTGGCTCCGCGGGTTGGACTCGAACCAACGACCAGTCGATTAACAGTCGACTGCTCTACCAACTGAGCTACCGCGGAATAATTTGGCGACCACGGAAGGAATCGAACCTTCGACCCACAGCTTAGAAGGCTGTTGCTCTAATCCTGCTGAGCTACGCGGTCTAATGTTATCAAAATGTAGTTTGAGTTGACTGAATAGTCACACTATTCGCCCAATCAAGCCAATCTCTTTCTTCTGGCTCTAGATTTTGACCACGTCGTTCGCGTAGCTCCAACTCAATGGCTACCTTTTCGATTTGTGTTTCGCCATCTTGAAGACAAGGAAAATTGAAGATTCTCACGTTCATTTTATCGCCTCACAACGTTCAGTTTAACACATCATACCTGACCCAGACAGGATTGTCAAGCAAAAAATTTACCTTTTTTTGCCTATGTTGTATTTAGCGGAAAGTTTCCAGTTTTCTTTTTCTTTGTGAGGTAAGACCTTGATTTGATTCAAAGAAACACAAAAAGCTTCCGCTTTCTGTTTATTAACAATTTTTAACAATTCCCAACTTTCGAGGAGAAGGGCGATGGCATTTCTTCTTCTTATATCTGTTTCGTCTATGTCAGTCTTTTTTCCGTCCATACGAAAAAGTTCTTTGAAATGAACAATATAATATTTGCCCCTTTTATGAAGAATATGGCAAGACTGATAAAGGGTGTTGAGCTTTTGAGAAGCCACGCCAATTCTGGTCAGAGTTTCTTTGACTTTTAAAAAATCATCTGGTTCCTTAAGGGTTATTTCAAGTAAATCGTCCAGCATTTATTAAACTCCACCGCCTTCATTTTTTATTTTTATCTCTTCTATTTGTTCTGGCGACAGTAGCTTGATAACTTCTTTAGCTTTAGTTCGATTATACCCGAAATACTTTACCACAGCATCAAGATTCTCGTCGTCAATTTTCTTAGCCCATTTACTGAAACGTTTCTTGGGTCTGACACTATTTAGGTAAAAAGAATATTGAAGTTTGTTGTCTAGATGGTGGTTCATGTTCATCATATTCGCATACTCAATCGTATCCGGAAAATATGATAAACTTGCGTTAACTATAAATGGCAGATAATCTTTCTCGAGGGAAGGATCTTCTTCCATCAAGTCGTTTTTATTTAGATTGATACTATTGGTAAAATCCCAAGGACTAATTCTCGCGCTCATCATGATCACCGTATGCTGCTCTGTTTGATAACTCTAGAATCTTCTCGCATTTCGAGCAAACTCTAAGAGTCTTTTTCCCATCAACAGCCTCAAGAATAATTTTGGCTGAATCTTTGGGTCTTCTGTCTTTGCAAATATTACATCTTCTTAACGAAGCAAGGACATCCATATTTATCTACTCCTTGAAAGAGCACTCAACCATAACCTCGGTAAAGAACGCAGCAACGTTGATATCAGGATTCGCCACGAAAGAATGTTGGTATTGATATTTGCCAATCAAAAGAACAAGAGCGGGGATAGATTCTTTAGTGAGATAGTCATCAGCCTTATCATAGAAAGAACGGAACAAAGCAATTCCATCAATATCTGATTCGGTAACCCACTTCCTCATTGCGCTGAAGTTTTTGTTTTTGATAAACCCAACAAGTTGAGAAAGACTGACATCCTGTAGATTGGCCAGGATGCCAGAGTCGATTTTACCAGTAGCAGAATAAAGTTGAATCTCGTTAAGAACTCGCCTCCAATCAGGGAAAAACTTAACGATAACCCCAGCAACAGCGCCCTTTTCAGCTTCGATATTTTCTTTCTTGAGAATATCTACTACGCGCTTATAGAACTGTTTTGCCAGAACATCTTTCTCTTCTTTGCTGATTTTAAAGTCAACAACAGAACAGCGAGAATGAAGAGGAGCTATGATCTTATCTTTGTAGTTGCAGGTCAGAATAAACCCACAGTTCTTAGAGAACTCTTCCATGAAGTTTCGAAGAGCAGGCTGAGTTGAGTTTGTCAGATAATCGGCCTCATCAAGAATCACATACTTCCTTCCACCTGTCAGAGAAACAGAAGAAGCAAAGTTGGTGATATCAGTTCTCAGGGTATCAATGCCACCATTGAGCGATCCGTTGATGATAATATAGTCGCAACCAATTTCTTCAAGCATGGCTCTTGCGATTGTGGTTTTACCTGTACCGGAAGATCCCGCCAAAATAAGATTGGGAACTTGTTTATCATCAACGAATTTTTGGAATACACTTTTAAGTTTTTCTGGAAGAATGCAATCTTGCACTCGACGTGGGCGATATTTTTCTACAAAAAGAATATCTCTAGACATAATCATAACTCCTCATAATATAATAATCAAAAGCACAACAAATTATTTATTGAAACTTGCTGTACTTTTCCTCAGTAGCAATGAAGTATTTCACTTTGCTCCCTGTGAAACTTGCGATACCCCTAGAGCAGATAACAACATCGTAGTCATCAGAAAGCATCTTAAGATTCTCTGCTCGGAAAACTGCCTTGAATTTCATATCAGTTTTGCCGATATTGATCGTGAAGGCATCATTAGTTTTTCCTTCTGGATCGAGAGCTTTAAGCATAAGGTTAGATCCATCACCAACAACAGAGATGTTGGACAGACCAGCAACAGACATAGCCTTCACGATCTTCTGGAAATCTTTGGCCAGCAGTTTGAATTCAACATCTTCAGAAGGAAGATTGATTGTTTTTTCTGGTGCTGCTGACGAGATTTGTTCTGGATCAGCAAAATAATAAGACAGTTGTTGATCATCCTCTGAAATATTCACGAACTTGTCATTGAATTCTAGATCTGGAGAATCAAACAGAGAAAGACAACCAATAAACTTCTTAAGATCAAAGATCGCGAACTGACGATCGAACTCTTCTTCAACATTAGCAACTGCAAAAACAGCCTTTGAAGGAGAAATAGTCCTGAGTTGTTTACCCTTTCGAACAAGGATAACTGGGTTGATAGAAGAGAAGTTCTCAAGAACTCCAAGGGTTTCTTTGGAAAGTTTCATAATAAAAATACTCCTATTTTTTCTTTAGTTTGCTTACGTCTGCCGTTGCGGCAGCACCGATTTGGGCAAGATCAACAAGAGAACCGCCAAATATATATGAACCAACATGCTTCAGCTGCATCCATGGGCACAGCCAAACCTTCAGTCCAATTTTCCTAGACCACTGACAGAACATATAATCTTCTGACAGATAGCGTTTGGATTCAGGATCAATTGGCGTGTCGAAGAACGCCATGATCTCACGAGAACCGTCAAAGTGTTCAGTTCTTACGTGATCTGGTTTATAAGATTGCTGTGGGTAAGCCTCAGCAAACTTCTCAAAAGTATTGCGTCGAATCATCATGAAGCCTGTACCAGCCTCAAGAATTTCCGCTGGTTTGGTAAGAGAAATTTCAGTCTTACCGTTAGCAGGATTGAAGACATAATCGCCAACAAATCGATCTAGGACGCTAGGATCTTGATCCGCGAATCCTTTATCAACAGCTTGTTTAATTTTCTCCCAAGAGATACACTTCTTAGGATATGGGCCGCAGAGAATATCATATTCATCTTCCTCTGGATTCTCTGATTGCAGAGCAAGAAGAGCGATAACATCGTTGGCATTGAAGCCGATATCCGAGTCGATGAACATTAGGTGGGTGTCACCAGACCTCATGAATTCGTCAGCACAGTAGTTCCTACCTCGAGTAATCAGAGACTCGTTGAATAGGAAATAAAGTCTCAGCTGAATTCCGTATTTCTGACAAAGAGCGGAAAGGTCTGCGATCGATCGAGCAAACATTCCCGCGCATTGTCCGCCATACATTGGAGTGGCAACAAATAGTTTTCTATTTTTCAATACTTCTGTTGGGACTTCGATCTTGAGAGATCCGTCCTCTAGGTTCATTTTTGTTTGGGATTCCATGGTGATTCCTTCATTATTTGTTTATTATACTGCAACTGGTCATAAAGTCAAGCGTTTTTAGTCTTTTTTGTATTCCAATCAAATCTATCGTCAAAAGACTCATAATGTTCTTTCCGTTTTTCGTATTCTGCTAAGAAGAGAAGACAACAAATGGCATGGGAAATGTGAGATTTCCCAGTTTCAGGATCATTATCCTCTCCAGAATTGAATTTGAAGATATGTCTCAGTGCCGCCGCAGTGAGTCTCGAATACGCCATACCTTTGGCCCAATTGTATGGCTCATATTTTTCAGCCCCGAATTTTAATATTTCAGCGACTTCAAACAAAGCTTCTGTGGGTATAAGATCCATCGGCGGCTTATCTTTATCGTATTTGACGCCGCCATTCTCTATGTCAGAATTTTTTCTCAAGTACCATTTCTCAACTGGTGTCATTTAATTTTTTCCATGATAAAGTTTATAATTTTTTCTGAATCCTCTCTTTTATTGTTCTCAAAGATTTCAGTAATGAATTTAAGATTAAGATTAGAAAGTATATTATTGATTTTGCTTTCACGACCTTTCAACCAAGTTTCATCTTGATTGCTGTTTCGTTCTTTAAATCTTTCTGTACGGATTGATTTTGACGTGGAGAGATATACCATCGTCAGATTATATTTATCGTTGCAGTGATCAAGAAAAGACGAAGTGCATAGCCTATCGCCTTCGAAAAGAACAACTGAATTATCATCTAAACTAGCAAGAAATTTTATGGCTTCTGGCTGAACAGCCATAGACATTTTATCAGTCCCACCAAAAACTTCTCCGACTTCATATTTACCGAGAATATAGATATTTTCTTTTTGATGATATGGCACAAGTTTGAAATCAGTTTTGACTTCTCTTGAGATCCCAATACGCGCCATCAATTCATTCATCAGGGTGGATTTACCGCTGCCTGGCTCTCCAAATATAGCAATAACTTTCATGCGAAAAACATCTCCAATCCAATATCTTTTTTAACGGAATCTTTAAACATCCACTCTACTCTATCAATGGAACCAGTCTTCAGGTATTCGCCAAACCTATTCTTGTCTATTCCTGTGCGTTTGTCAAGCTTTTTATCAATAGTTTCTTTTCGAGCTTGCCACAAAACGTCCCAGTCTATCCCGTTCCAACTATCAGAAGAAACAGTAGATATCTCTTCAGCTTGTCTATCGAGATAATATCCCAAATATCTAGAAGAATTCTCTCTGAATATTTTCTTAAAACTACAGAGACATGTTTCCATAGTAAAATAATCTAATTGTGAGGACAACTGAGGAAATCTTTGTCTCATTTCAATTAGAATATCGTCGCTCTTTGCTTGCAGCCACTGATATTCTTTCTCAGTAAGTTTATTATTTATCCAATCTTGTTTGCTTAGAGCATAACACAAACCATTTCTGTGTGATTTACTCCCAGAATAATCTGACAGCATTAGTGATGTTGGTTCTATTTTTATTCCTGCGGTATGTTTAAGATGTTGAAGATAAAACCATGTTGTATATCTCCCAAACTTATAGAAGTTTTTATTTACAGAATTCCATATATTATCGAAATTTTGTTTTTCATTGTCAGAGTATAATGATTCTAATACATCTCTTTGCAATTTGTTTCCAAAATATTTTTGGTAAGACTCAAACATAGAAGGCAAATGGCCTTTATTGTATTTTGTGTCTGTTTGATATCTAAGTCTTTTATAGTTGGTGTTGTTCCATTTTGTTATTCTATCTACAGTAGCCAACTCATAATCGGGAAACTCATTCTTTAACACCCATGATGTCGGAAGATAATATGTGTTACCATAAAGCCAGCAAAGCCATATTCTTTCCTCGTCATTATGCTGATATCTTTTATTAAGATAATTTGTCATCCAAACAGAAGGATCACAATCTTTATATTCCAGAGACCATGCATACCATCGAATAAAGAGCTCTCTGCTATCCATAGAATTTTTCCAAATCAGATTGTTCAGACTTAACAAACACTTCTACACATCCACCTTTGCCTTTTCTGTAAACTGCTTTGTTTATGATAGGATCAGAGATAGAATAATCGCCGTTTGAAAAATTATTATCTATTATGCGAAAAATAGAAAGTTGGCTATTTGATTTTTGTCTACCCTGAAATACAAATCCACATTTCTCATAAAACAAAACAGCATCTGGCTCAGCTGAAACTCTGAAGTAATTCACCCCATCATCAACAGCTTTTTGCAAAGCCCACTGACAGAGTTTCTTTCCAACACCTGAGCCTCTGTGTTTATGAAATGTGTGCAGCAATTGAAGATTCATTATCTTGGGGTAATTCTTGGACACTGTTGTGATTATAGCACCACAAAGATCTTCTTCTA